ACCGTAGATAGATGTCCAGTTAAATATCAGATCTCTGATCTGTGCTGGAGTAGGTCTAGTAATCTTTATAGCATCTACTATATAACGCTTATGGTTAATGCGATCTATCGCATAGCAGATAGCTGCGGTATCTCCAACCATTGCTGGATCTAAACCGCAGATTATAGAAAAGCCGTTTAAATCTTTTGGGTGACCAGGATGACCTGGGGTAAGGCGACCACTCTTACGCATACCATCAATAGAGCCGCGAACGCACACAGGATCAAAAACTGCATCATCAGAGATGTCTTGTTGCTGGTAAATGAGCGCCCAAGTTGAAGCATCCATACTTTGTCGTTCATTGAAAAGATTGCGCCCGTTCCATCTTGGGTATAAGCCATCTTCGTTCTTATCCGATTCTGCTTGTCCGTCAAAAGGTTGATCTGAGGCAGGCCATAAAGTTTCCCACTTATTGGGATCTTCATCTGCAGTTAATAATGCTGGCATTGCTAGGTAGGTCCAAGGAACTAATCCACCAGGGTATCTATCTGGATTGCGTAGTTCTTTATATAGGTCAACGGAAGCTACGCGAGTTCCAATGATAATAAGTTTACCTGTTGGGTTAAGACGAGATCTAACATCTTGGGTAAGCCATTTGATCTGTCGTTCAAAGTCATTAGCATTTGATAGGGTCACAGCATCGTCAACGATAATCATATCTGCACGTTTACCGTAGATCTGACCACCGATACCAACTGCTTCTATGTTGGGATCTTTTTCGCTAGATTCACGCAACTCATCACCGAAGGTAACACGAGTTGCTTGCCAGGAGGCTGACTTAGATTTGAACCCAACCCCAGCAGCGTAGGCAGTCTGTAATTCTTCATACATTGGATGTGTTAAACGTTGCTTAATAGCGTAGAGAAAGTCTGCTGCTAAGCGCTGGGTTTGGGAGACTATTAGGATTCTAAAGTTAGGGTTACGACAAACTTGCCAGGTTACATAATCAACTGTGATGGTGATTGACTTGGCGTGGTTTGGTGGGATGTTGATAAGGATACGGTTATTAGCTATACCCTTTTCGTACTTCATTGAGGGATGTAACCAAGAGGGTTCTTGTCCTTCTATAACATCTACTAAATTTTGTTGGTGGGGAAAGGTTTGATTATGTAAGAAGCGTTGTCTGAAATCTGCGAAGGATAGATCGTGAGCATCTCCTGATGCGAACTGCTTGTCTTTAAGACCTAGCCTAGTTCTGTCTATCTTGTCTGCGAAAACTTTGTCAGTTCTACGATAGTACTCGTAGGTCTTCATAGATTTACCTGCGGAGGCACAAGCCTGCTCTATAGTAAATGCTTCTGCTACGCAATTGAGAATGATTCTCTTTGCGATGTCTGCTGAGTTCTCAGCCATTAATCCTCCTGTGGATGTACCTGTGGATAACTCCACGAGATAACTTTACATAGTGGGGAGGAAAATTGATAGTGGAGCGATCAATCTATTACACCTGCCGCGAAGTGTGTGTGTGCTGTTCGGTTCGCTTCACTTAACGTTACGCTCCCGAACAAGCTACAGCGAAGTGAGGGGTAAAGCCTCGCTCGCCCTTAGGGGGCATCGCGGAGGCTTAGGCCGTAGCGATGTGGTCGTAAAACTCATCACACCCCGTTTTACTCCCCTACTATATATAAGCCGGGAAAAATACTTGATTTCCCGTTTTTACACAAAAAATCTTTATAAGTGTGGTGTACTTCACAAACAAAGTATATTAAATCGGACATTACGGACTAGCTGATTACACTTTAGGAAATATATTTATTTGGGGTGTATACAGCGAATGGTCACACAAAGTTAAATGGTGGGGTCGGATATCTGCGGTCTACGGCAGACCCCCACCCCCTGCCCTGCTCTGTGCTGTATTGGTAAGGGTGTTAAGGCTTGCTACCGTTCGGGCAAGATGTGGCACTCTCCCCTATTAATAAACCGCTTTGAAATCCTGATCTAATCCCTACCGATCACCCCACTATCCCTGACCTTTTGCCCTAACCTGATCGCCTCTCTTGTCTAATCCTTGCCCCACCTTTCAGCTCGTACCCTTTGCCCCCATTTGCCAGGATTGATTGCTTATGTCCTATTTACCCCTTATGTACCAGCTGAAAACTCGCCATAAAACTATGATAGACAACTCTATCTTTTCTGCTATCCTTTACCTATTGGGGAAACTCTCCAAAGATAGGAAGGCAAAATGGATAGCACTTGCAAGCAATGCGGTGATGATAATGATTTGTTAACCGCTTTTTCTAAGTATCAAATCTGCGGAAAATGCACAAAACAAAATCACAAAAAAGCGGTGAAGAAATGAAACCTTTATTTACCCAAAAACTATTGAAAGAAATCCAAAAGGATAACGCCAAAAATTGGGAAAAGTTTTGGCAAGAAAACGCCAAAAATAACGAGAAAAAGGCGGTGAAGAAATGAAATCACTTGTTAACTATGAGATAAAGATCAATTTCTCCACCGATAAAGTTTTGAACGCTGATCAATTGGCAAACCTAGAAAGTGCAATTTTGTTGCAGATTAATGAGCCTACCGATTATGACCAGAACGCTGAAGATTACGAAACCCATCTAGTCAACTACGAAATAAACGGGGGCAAATAATGAATAAATTGGAAACAAATAAAGATCAGGATTGCCAAAATTGTGGCAATTACCTAAATGTATTAGAGCAGGTTTTGGCCACTAAAACTAATAAAATGCTTTGCGAGTTTTGTTTGGTGGTCAAATAATGAAATATGTCGTTAACGGCTCGTTTGAAAATCCAAACAAGGCTAAGACCTACGCCCGATTTTCTTCCCCTGATTTTCTTACCAGGCAAGAGGCGGAAGCTGAATTACAACTATGGAAGAGCACTCGCACTTACACTTATCAATGGATAGAAGAGAAGAAATAGACCGAAACACCCCGCGAGGGGTGTCGGGGCGTAATGCGCCCCCTGACGAGGTCAGCAAACCGAAAGGATAGGAAATGAACGAAACGAGAGAGGCTACCTGCGCTGAGCGCATAGCCGATCAATTGGCAAGTGAAGAAGAAAATCTGAAAGCGATCTATGCCGTAATAGATGGAGATGTTAAGCCATCTGAAAATGTGAGTGAAACTCAGGCTATAGATGAGGCTTACTCAGATCTCTATAACTACGCCTTAGGAATGAGTACAATCAAAGAAACAACAATTACCCTTAGTTGGGGTGGCCCTGCCTCTTATCTTGAGATTTTGCACGACGGGGCAGAAATTACCCAATTGACCTACCGCTTTTCAGATTGGTTTGATACCGCCACCAAAGAGATCACCGACGAGGAAAGCCCTCTTTATCGTTATGCTCAAGAGATGATCAATATTCAAGAGGGGGCGATCTAATGATATTTCTAGATCTAATTCTCGTTAGCTTTTGGGTTTTAGGATTGTTTGCCTTTGCGGGTGGTATAGCCTGGCTACTTGATCAGCTGATCAGCTTCCACCTGGCAGGTATGGAAAGAGTTAGAAAAATACAAGAGAAAGAGAGAGAGGGCGCAAGATGAGCGAAACCGATCCACTTAAAAACACCTTTTGGAATTGCCTAAAATGTGGAAAGTTAAACCTAGGGGCGTGGTGTCCTTGTGAGAAAGAGAAAGGGGAAAAGAAATGATCATCACCTATAACAGAAACAACGAGGGCGCTTTGGTCTTGTCCGCGTTCGTGGGAGAGGGCGCGGGCGAGTACCTATTGACCCGCACTTATTATGACTACACAAAAGAGCAGGCCGCCAAATTGTTTAAGGAAGAGATAAAGAGAGAGGGGGCGAGATGAGAAAGGTCTTGCCTGATGGCCTAATCGCTTGCCTAACTTGTGGGGAAGAGTTAGAGGGCGCACTTATAGATTTTAAGATGGAAAGGGGAGAGGCTCAGCCTGATTGTGATTTATGCGAGAAAGCGAGTTAATGCTTGACTATCTTTGCCTATTGTATATGATAGGCAATGGTAGTCTTTCATTAAAAGCTAATGAGAGAGTGAGAGAGCGAACGCTTTCTTGACTACGGATAGGAGAGAGTATGGCTTATACACCTGCAATTTGTGGCGATCACCTAGTACCAATAAGCGAGTGTGATTGCCTTAACTACTTACAAGAGCTGAAGACCTCAGCTGAAAGGCTGATACAACTAGCAAAAGAGAGAGAGGAAATGAGTAAGTGAGCGATTACAAGGACTATGAGGTAAAAGTAAATTATGAGGGCGGTATCTATATCTCCGCTCTTAATAAGGATGAGGCAATATCTATCGCTAAAGATATTATGTTAGGGGAAACTAATCCCGATATGGCTAAGTATCTAACCTATAGTGCAGAAGAAACTATACTAAGAGAAAGGGAAATGGTATGAAAGTAAAAGATGCGTTAAGAATACTTAATGATCTACCACTAGAGGCTGAGATATGCGCTCAATGGTATGAGAAGGAAGATATGGAATACGGAGATGAAACTATCTCAGATCAAGTATGGGATGAGGCTAATCGCCTAATGGATAAGTGGGAATTAACAGATCTACGCTATCAATTAGATGATGCTATTGCTCAAGCAAAGAAAAACTTGGAGAATAAAGTATGAAAACTATCTGCAAGTTTTGTGGGTGGGAGATAAAAAAACCTGAGTGGTACAACGAGTACCAAGGAAGCTACGCTTGTGATGATTGTATGATGGATCAAGCGATAGAAAACGAGAAAGAGAGAGAGAACTCTTTATGAGTGAGATCAAGGGCTATGAGTTTGTAGAGGGGCAGGGTGATACTATTACTTGCGATTACTGCAACGAGGTATTTGGTACCTGGTATAGCGATCTTACCCACGCTATATGTAGAGCTTGTCTAATACATAAGATAGTAATAGGAGAAAAGGAGAGCGTATGAGCGAGCCGAGATACCTATTCGGAGATGAGTATGCCTATCAAGACTATGAAGACAATGAAAGGTGGGTAAATTGTGATGTATGTAATAAAGAGTTTGATAGATTTAAGTATGTCGCAGATACCTGCTCTGAGTGTGAGGATAAGATATATATGAGAGAAAGAGAGCAAGCAAATGGGTAATATATTAGAGATATTTAATGAACAAAAGAGAGATGTAGTATTCTATGAGGTATCAGATGCTCAAGGGATAGCTATATGGGGCGGAGAAGATGTCCTAGAGGCTATTAAATGGTATCGTAATAGCCCTCCTGATAGTAAGGTATGGGTGGGACAGTATGAAACGACAGAGGAAGAGGCCAAATTAACTATGGAGTTCATAGAGATTACGCCTATTGTCCTTGCTACTATTGCTAATTGTGTGGACAGGTGGAGTAAGTGAAGAATAAGCAACGATTAAAATCTGCTGCCGATCAAGCGGTTCGCCAGCGTAATTATCAACGAGCTAGACAGAGAGCGTTTACCAGGTTGGCTAACACCTACCCTGATACCTATCGCCTCTATCTAGAGGAGGAGAAAAAAGCTGATGTTAAAATGGGTAAGAAGTGGCTTGATATTGATGGCAACACTAGCCTTGTTGATGGTGGGACAAGATAAATTATTACACCCACAAAAGAAAACTATAAGTGTTATAGAGAATAGGAAGGCAACAAAAGATGAGAAAGATCGTAATAGAAAGCTCGCACAAGAGTACGCTTCGGCTGGTTGGGACTGGCGAGGTAAAGAATGGCAATGCCTCAAGTCCCTTTGGACCCGTGAGAGCAGGTTTGATAACTATGCAAAGAACCAAAGAGGATCAAGTGCTTACGGAATTGCTCAGCTCCTTAGAGAGAAAGATCACCGAAGCGAATACCAAATCTTACGAGGCCTTAAATATATTGATGCTCGCTATGGCTCCCCTTGCAAAGCATACAAGTTCTTCCTCAGAAACAATTACTACTAGTGAGTAGGTTAACGGGGGTATCACTCTTTGCTGGCGTTGGCGGCTTTGATCTTGCTATGGAACGCAATGGTGTAGATGTGGTAGCTAATGTTGAAATAGATAAACAATGCCAAAAGGTATTGGCTAAGCATTTTCCAAATGCTAAACAGTTCTCTGATATAACAGATGTGAAAGGAAGTGATTTAATTGGAGCAGGATTTAAACCTGATAGAGGAATTATCACAGGCGGATTTCCCTGTCAAGACCTTAGCGTGGCTGGAAAGAGGCGTGGTCTTGCTGGAGAAAGAAGCGGATTATTCTGGGAGATTGCAAGACTTATTGAAGAAACGAAAACTGAGTGGTTCATCCTTGAAAATGTCCCTGGTCTTCTTACCTCTAACAAAGGACAAGACTTTGGAGTGGTCATTGGAACGATGGCCGACATCGGGTATGGCGTTGCCTGGCGGGTGCTTGATGCTCAGTACTTCGGAGTTCCCCAAAGGAGAAGGCGTATCTTCATCGTTGGAAGACGTACTGGAAACCCACTCAGTGCAGCAGAAGTATTATTTAAGTCCGAAGGCTTGCGAAGGAATACTACGCAGGACAGTGCAAAGAGGAAAGACATTGCCTCCAACTCTACAAGAAGCACTAGAGAAGCAGGCTGGCTTACAACCAACCCAGGAGTAACAACAACTGTAACTTCCAAATGGTACAAAGGAGCTGGTGGTCCATCAGGATCAGAGCATTACAATCTAGTGTTGGAGAATGATGATTTGGTTCAACAAAAGTCGCAGAGCTCAGAGTAATACTGACTATGAAACCTGGGTAGAGGGTGGAGTTGTGCCTACTATGAACGCATTTGATAATGGTGATACAAGAGCTACAACTATTATATTTTATGGTAATAGAGTTGGAGATATGAGATTACAAGATGATAAGATCAATACACTGCAAGCTAGAATGGGAACAGGTGGAAACAATATGCCGATGGTAGCTACGAACCAAGTGCGTAGGCTTACACCTCTTGAGTGTGAAAGACTACAAGGATTTCCTGATGGCTGGACTGAAGATCAATCTGATACTAATAGATATAAACAGATGGGTAATGCAGTAGCAGTGCCAGTAGTTGAATGGATTATTCAAGGTATCGCTGATAATATATAGAGTTCCCTTCCTTCCTAGGGACAATAAGCCCCGCAGTTTTGTTCATTTTCTGCGGGGCTTCTCCAATTAGAAACCCCTTCGGGATAGGAACCGAAGAGGTATGAAAGAATTGTAGCACATTTTTATAAATGTAGCACAATTATTTATCGGTGGTGTAGAAGCCACTACCTTTGAATGTTATAGCAGGTGAGGTATAGATACGCCTAAGCGTAGCTCCGCAAGTTGAACACCTATAGTTTTCCTCAGGTGCATTGATAGATCTTTCAATCTGTATTACTTCATCTCCACCTGGACACTCGTATTCGTAGATCAAAACTCTTCCCCATCCTTTATATTGAGATAACCAACAGGCTTAGACCTGCTCTTCTTATTAGCGAACTCAGTAGTAATAGGTAGCCACTTGTCTTCCCACTTAGGCATTGGGAGTTTGGAGAGATTAAACCCCCAGATGCCGTTAGGTGTGGAGTTGATATACCAGGGAGTAAGGGACCTGATACCAGCCGCCATTATGAGAGAGGAGTACTTGTGTTCCTCTATTAACAGATCGTCATAGTGTGTCTTCCTAGATTTCAATTCAATAAACATCTTATGTTCCATACTTACACAGTCAAAGCTATCAAACTCATCTTCACTCTTACTCAGATCAGAGAAGTGAAACTCTCTTAGGTAATCAAATAATTCAGACTCTCTTAATACATCTATGCCCAAGGTGAATCCCCGCCCAAGTTATCTTGCAACCTACGCAGAGCTGAGGTGCATCTGCGATCAGCAGTGGATACTGCTACCTCTAAGTATTGTGATATCTCTTGAAGGGTATTGTTATCGTAGTAGCGCATACGAAGTAAGATCTTATCTTCTTCTTCTAACTTTAAGTATGATCTCTTTACATCTATTAAGATAGCAAGAAGGTTGCCACCCTCAGAAGGGGCTGGTTGCTTGCGAGGTTGTCCGTCATTTATTAAGTCTTGTGCTTGCTCTAGTACAGTTCCTTCTATTACAGATTGTAAGATAGATGGCATTAACCTAGCGATAGTTGCAGTATCGTAGAAGATCTCATCAGAGGTATGATAGCCAGCCTTGCGAGCCTTCTCTTTGCGAGCATATTTCTCTGCAATTCTACGCATCTGGTATGCAATTCTACTTACACTATACTCGCGCTTCTCTTTGCTCTCTTCATTAAGTTGATCTAAGTATTGACCTTGCCTACCGATAGCCCAAAGATAAAGCTCTTGCTTTAGATCATCTCGCTCTACCCAACCTTTAAACTTACGAGCAATAGAGTTAGCCACTGCTGGTACTAAATCAGTCAGTATCGGGTGTAATTCTTTAGTCATCTACTTTTCTACGCTTCTTATCTACTAGGTGTGCTGAATTACTTTAGGTTTTCTACAGTACCAATCCAGGCTTCTAATTTCTTTTCTAAATAATCTTGTCTGCGTTCTAACCTACGAAACTTTGAACGCTTAGTGAATAGATCTTTAAATCTCCACCAAAGTATTTTATATTTAAGCATTGGGCCAAGTACCTTCCAAGACCATAATTGCAATAGCTGAATAGTTAAGTAGGTCTACAAAACTATCTCTTAAAGATTCATTCTCAGGTGTTGCACCATTATCTATTAGATGGTTTATACGAGCAGTCTTATCGTGCA